CAGGTCAATGGAGGGCCAACGCGAAGCATTGCGTGCAACTGGAGGGACTAGTGTGCTTGCATACATACTAAAGAGGTTTTATGCAGGCTGCATTCTGTCAAGAGTCTTGGGTAATTCCCGGAAGATCCTAGAGGAAGTTCTCCTAATGCTGCCTTCATCTGCTGGTGGGTTCAGGATATCATCCCCTTCAGAGATGACATATCGTGCGAATATTGAGAAGGATTCTGAAATAGCAGCAGACTTGATTGGCATAGGTAGGAGTCACCCACACATCCTTTCAGGGATACTAAGTGAGCTCAGGTATAGGTGCAGGAGGGAGGGTAATGTCCTATCTGCAGTCATGAGTGGAACTAGACTAGTTACTACACATCCAGATACATCTGGTATGGGGGTTATAAATGAGGCAATAGAGATAGTAATTGAAAATCATGGGAAGTCAGCAGGCCTTTCGAAAGACCCTCTATCTGGTCCACTCGGCGATTCCTTGATCAAGACCTTGCCATCTGTTCTTAACTTAGATGTGAGCACGATATCAGGGTTGGTGTACTCCACATCAGAATGGACTGATTATGCTGACTCCATAGCTCTGATCAAGGGATCAGGTGCCATCCGTTTGATTAGCAGGGATGACCTCAAGAAATTACAGTCTGCAGATAGTAAGAAGTGTCTTGAGTCTGTAGAACAATGGAGGGGTGTGCTAGATAACCCAGGTGTTACATCTCACAAAATACATGATGTGATGATTCACATGGAGAGACTTGTATTCAAAGGTCTTAACCTAAGTATGATGAGGCCCTCACCAAGGTTAGTCCTTTCACGTACAAGTTCTGATCCTTGCATTGTTGTGAGCCTAAACCTTGGCTCTGGAAAGAGTTGCAACGACCTTGAATTCAGTGAGCCAGTAGTGAGGTTTGCATCATTCCAGAGTTCATTGGCATGGTTTTCAGAGTCCGGAGTTAACTCTAATACAGCAAGGTCAAGGAGGTTCCTTAACTCAGCAGCAAGATTCCTTGTTGAGTCACCTGAAAGTGAACATGTTATCTCCTGTTTATGTGCTGTATTGGGCTTTGAACTTCCGATAATCCCACCAAACATCAGGAGGAATCTCTCAAGGGGGACCAAGGATGTTGATACGAGATCTGTGATTCCAAACTTCTTCGACGCACTCTCAGTATCAAGATATACTGGGTCTCTCTTTGAGTATGTGAGGAGGATGAAATCCGGTGATAGGACAACGTACAAGATCGCTGCAAAGTGCATGAGTACGATGATATTTGGAATAACAAACCCTTGGTCAAAGAGGATTGAAAATTTAAAGGAAACATACAACTTCTCTGTGGATGAGAAGTACTTCGAGCTTATGCATACAAACCCACAGATGACATCAAATCCAAATTACGAATTTAACATACCCCAAGGTCTAGTAAAGTTTGAAGATGGCCTTAGGCAGGAATTCATCACATCACTCATAGAGTTATCTGATAGGTACAAGTCGATATCCAATGTGGCATCTTTCTCTGACTCGGACAAATCCATTAGCACGACTGATGCTTCAATGGTGAAGAACATGTTCATAAATGTTATTTCTAAGTTTATTTCTTCGGTCATAGGTAGGAATAAGTTGGCAGGCGCATTCTCAAGGGGGATCTCTATCCCATTCTCAATTGCTCGTGAAGTTGTTCTCTCAGCGTCTGTTTCAGCTGCTTGCAGATGCCTAGATCCCCAGAAGAGGCGAATCCTTACTGACCTCATAAATAAGACCCTAGGAAAGCCCTTGACAGATGGAGTTGTGAAGCAAGTCACTGAGGATGAGACTTTCTCTGGCTTCATGGTATACCTCACCCTTGCAGTACAGATATTAGATCCACTAGAGATCAGGGGTTATGACCCTAATCACCTCAGGGCAATGGTACATGATGGGCATCAGTTGGTAGGTGAGCTCCAAAATCAGGTTATGGCAATGGACATGATGGGGGATTGCGCCATGGTGGTAGTCAGGGGAAATCTCTACCCTGTTGGAAAATTTAGCCCTACACACAGGCTTGCATTTAAGGAGGCATTCACAGCCACGATCTCTGCCTTATATTCCAAGTTGGCAGCCTCAGACTGGAATAAGCAACTTGTCGCAACAACCCTTGGTGTAAAGATGGACACAGATGATATAATGGACTGTCTCTTTGTTGCAAGGTCACTTGTGCGTGAAAGTCAACATAGGTGCGGCCCATACAACAAGAACAGTTTCCTGATTGAGCTCTCTAAGATGTATAGGTGCATAAATAAAGCGAGTCTCGTCATCAAACACAGCCAGGATAGTGAACATCTAAACAAGGACATAGACAAGTTCTTAGACAATTTCAGGCTAGAGAAAGAGGATAGGTGTGGCATTAAGGACCGAATTGAGAGGCAGAGGAAAGAGCCGCTTGGGCCAGATCATACTCAACTTCTCAGGAGTGGGATTCCAACCACAATCAGGAACAGGGTTGCACTACATATCAGGGCCTGGTTCAGGGGTCGCCTATATGGCTCAGCTTCAAAGTCAAACTATCTTATAGGCTGGGGTGATGCAGTGAATCTACAGACATCTTTTTATGAGAATGTGATCAGGAAGGCAAGCAAGTCTGTAATTGAGCTATCCTCCGAACTCGAACGCAATGTTATAGAAAGATTCTCCCCTTCGAGCCGTGTTGAGTCCGAGCTAGTGAAGTTTCCTGGGATCCCATCTTGTGTTTCAATGATGAATATAGACATTGGTAAGCTCCAGAACTATGCAAAGGGACAGGTAGTAAATCTGATAGGTGCACACATAGAGGACTTCTGTATGAGGAATGGTGTGTCTGGCCTATACCCAGAGCGTGGGAATAAGCAATGGATCAACATGTGTTGTGAATCCATGAGATCATACACTGGTATGTCACTAGGTGAGTGGTCAAAGAAGAGCAAAGCAGATCTCAAGGGAATCGCTTTGAGGAGCACAGATGCCTCAGATGCACTCTCAACATTCATATACCTCAATGTCGAATCATCCTCATCACTTTCACTTGTAAATATACCTGAGGACGGCATCCAGACATACTTCGTTGTCGGGATCACTGACCATAAGTTCGAAGAGCGTAAGTCACAAAGGTGGGGGAATATCGGACTCACAGATGAGCAAATAGACGATATAAAGACCTTCATCCCTTCCATGAGTTTCTCCTCTAGGGCTTCACATATAAGAGAATCAATAAGGAAGTTGGTTTCCCAGGAAGAGCCGAGGAATGTGGAGAGCTCATGGATCATGTCGACCGATTCATTCCTCAGGAGCTCAGGTTCCTCTGGAGAAGTAAACAATTCCTCACCTATGCTCCAGGCTGCAATCGAACTTGCACGCATGGCAGACTTAAGGAAGGGACAGTGTGGTTTCTATGCTGCACTTATCCTACTCTCAAAGGGCGTTGAGAATGTAACATTGGCGAAGGCCCGTCAGATGGGTCTGGGTCTCCATATGAGAACGCAAGATCAGAAGAAGAGGGTCAGCACTCTAAGGGACATGGGAGAGGTCTACTCATGGTTGTGCAGAGTCCCAATTGCACACGGAATGGATGTTGATCCTGTGCTTTTGTCCGAGAACATAAGAAACCTTACATCACTCACCCTGATGTATGAGATACCTAAGGTCCTAACGGGGCTCAAGATCAGGGGGATGAGTGATGCTATGGAGAATCTTCAGGGGTCTGAAATTGGTGATATCGCACAAAGGCTTTTTCAAGAGCAGAGGATTCTGATGATAGAATGGGACCCTGGTGGGGTAATGATGGAGGAGGGAGAAACTATAGAGGATATGCAGAAATTCTTAGATGAGATGGGTTTCTAGTCTTGGTTTTAGTCTTGGTTTTTCTTCCTGTGTGTTTTCTTGTGTTGTATTTGTG